CTGATTCAACTTCTAAATAATAAATTCCATCTAAATCTGGAAATCTCACGTAACTATTTTGTACAAGTTTGTCGTTGTTTGAATCGTGCCTGACTAAATCAAATCCGTCAAAAAACACAGGTTTGTCTGGATGTGTATCCAGGCTGTAAGCTGACAACATTGCTAAACTATTTCCAGTGTAGTTTCTAATACTTGGTCTATGTATTACTGTGTATACTTTGTTTCTATCCCAATAACCATCACTTTTAATATTGTTGTAGTATTGGTTAGTCCAATGAAACTTTCCTTCAAAATCTTGGAATAAAATTAATTTAATGCTTGTACCAACACCTGTTACAATATATGTATTGCCAGACGCTTGTCCCCAAGTTCCATCAAACTTAATAAACATTCCATTTTCTACAAAGAAAGTATTGTTGTCATCTTCAAGTTTATAAACTGACTCGTTTGTTATTTGTTTTATAATATCTTTAAAAGCACCACTGTTTGTTGATGTGTATATTGGCAAATTTTGTACCCAATAGTAATTTTGATAATTTATTAACATATCAATGTTTACTGGTGGTGAGAACACAAACGGCTGACTACTATAAGCGGCGTTATAGTTGTAGGTATCAAAGTTTTCTCTGATTCCATTTACTACATCATCAAATGCAATTGTATGTGTAATATTTTCATCATTGTCATTTAAAGTAATAGCAGGCTTGAGTTGACTGCTTTGTTTTGCTACGCTAGGATTTTTGATATTAACATATACATCATCTTTGTTTGCATAGTTACCATGTCGTCCGCCAATAAAGCCTTCGTAAATATCAAGCTCACCCTTGCTTATCATTTGATCAAGAGTACTATCTAACCATGATTGATTTGTTTCAGTATTAAAAACTTTTGGTATAAAGTTACTACTTTGAATCTTATCGTTTGGATATTTTCCGTATCTCTTTTTGTTGTTAGCCATTTTTACTGTCCTGCTCTAATATTTGCATCTGTAATTGTATCAATTATATCAACATCTTCTACTTTAACATCTGGAATAAACATTTCGCTACTAGATGGTTTAATTTCAAATAAGTCACCAAATACACTATCATTTCCTTGTGGTACAATTACAAAACTACTAATAATTCCACTCAGCTGTTGATGTACATATGCGGCAAGTTCAGTGAAATAAAATGTTTCACCAAAGTCCCAATTTGCTACTTCAAAGTATTTGCCTATTGTCTCAATTACTTTTGATTTTACGTCATTGTCTGTCATGTTTGAGTTTTTAACTTTGATAATTCTAAAACGTGCTCTTAGTTGAGGCTGTGCTTTTAATCCAAATAAAGGCTTGTATGTTACACCTCTATACACTATACTATCGCTCATTGCTTTTTTATTACTAATGTCGCTAAACATTTTTGAAAGTTGGTAACTAGTAGGAGATGATGGTTGTGCAGTGTTGCCTAGCAAGTATTGTCTAAACTGTCTATCGTATTCTCTACTTAATACAAATACATCTATAACGTTTGTAAAACTAGGATCAACTAAAATATTATCTGCTGGATTGTGTTCCCACTCAAATCTTAAATTCTCTTTTCCAGATTGTATAGTTGCTGTTCCGTCATCATCATAATCATATGATATTGTTGAAGTTCCAACAACATCATCATAGCTACGTGGATTGTTTGGTCTTACATCATTGTTGCTATCTTCTAAAGATACAATAATTCTGTTGCTGTTTGCAACACCATTTTCGTCTGTAAAGTAACCACTTACAAAAAACTCACCTGCTGGTACAAAATTATCGTTTAACACAACAATTTTATCTTTCTGTGATTTAAGTGTATATGTACTTAGATTGTATTCGTTATTGATATTACTAAATTCAACTGCTTCACTATTAAATTCTATTCTAAATGTTCTAGTGTAAATGTTAAAGTTGTCGTTAGCATATTCAAACCATAATAACCAACTTTGTTCATTGTTGCTATTATTAAAATCAGTTGGCTGAGGGTCATTATAATCTTGTGTTGTATTTGGTTCAAATATTTCCCAACTTGTGTTGAATAGGTTGTATCTAATTGCAAAAGATTTCTTTGCCTCAATATAACCTGTTATGATTTGTCTTTCTCTGTCGTTGAATACTCTATTGAATGCTGGGTATATTGTTTTAATATATGCATTGTCTGGTATTTCTGCATCTAGTACTATACTACCTTTACCAGTTGATGTTAAGCCTGTTGGGTCACCAGTTGAATCAAATATTCCTAGTCCATTGTTGTAAATGTTTACAACCTTTGCCCACTTTGTGGTAAACTCAGTGATTATGCCATTGTCAATTGTTGGTACAGCAAATTCAAGCAAAGTACCAACTTCAATGTGTTGTGTGTATGAAGTTTGTGTTTTACCTGTTTTTATGATTGATGCAGATGGTAGAGTAACAAAGTATCCGTTGTTACTACCAATTGCATTATCCGTTGGTGTTTGCCATTGTATAGCACCACTTAGTGTATTTGGTACTGTATCAAAGTTAGGATAACCTGTTGGCTTTAAATTGTTAATTGCTGTGTTAAACTTTGTATAATACAAGTTCAAAAGTTCTACGTTGTTTAAAATATTTTTTACATATTTGTTGTACGCATGATTAGGAGTCTCGCCAACAGTTGAAATAGTTCTTAAACTATCGTATGCAAATATTTTACCATCCTTGTTGAATACGTTAACACTTGTGTAAGCACCTGTTGGGTCCATGGTATGTAAATATCTGCTATGACCACTGTGTGTTCTGTTTATACTTTTTGTCTTTAGTGCATCTTCACTGAACGTTTGTACAACATTATTGTAATCACTTGCTGTAATCATTCTGTTTTGTGCGCTATAGTTTTTTGGTGCGGCTTCTTTTATGCTGTCTAAACTTTGTCTTGATGTTGCACTTATGATTGGCTTTTTAATTTGTAATCCAACTGTTGCTGTATAGCTGTTGCCATCTGCACCAATATAATCAATATTAATTTTTTGTGATCCAACATCATCTGATCTTAATCTATATGTAGCATTTATGCTTGTTCTAAACCATATACGAATTTTTCCCTTTGGTAAGTTACCAAAGTTTTTATCACTGAAGCAAACTGTAATTTGATCATTTTCTCTTGTCTTTACTGAGAAAATATTTCTTTCTGATCCTGCCAGCGTGTTGTAAATATTATTTTGTGAATATGTATTTTCTACTTTTGTCCAATACGCTGTTGCATTACCGTTGCCGTCAATTGTAGAAACCCATACGTCTGTGCTATTGATATTGTTTACATCAATATCAAAAGACATGTTATCAATTGGGTCGTTGATTGTAAAGTCTCTAAACTGCAATGATCCTTGCTTTATGCCTAAGAAAAATCCAGTATCTGAACTTGTAATACCTAGTCCATCATTTTTATAAATTATGCTAAGTGCATTTGTTTTGTCTGGCGCAGTTTCAATAATATGTTTTGTAGCATTATCAAGATCTAATCCAACAATTTCAAATGTTGAACTTTTACCAGCGGCACTACCAACAACACTAAATGTATATTGATTTTCTGTGTTGTTGAGTTTGTAAAACTGGTGTGTAATGTTTTCAATAATTAATTGTTTTACTGGACTACCAAATTGATTGCTTGTCTGCATTACAGCGTTGATTGCTGTAATAAAATTGTCCATGTTGTTGACATCAGTAGTATTTTCAAATCTTATTTCTTGTCCACCAATACTTGTTCCTTCGCTACCAATTACTGCTTCGTTAGTTTTGACACTAGTAATCTTAATATCACCAAATGCAGGCACATTACGCATTGGTTGATATCCTAAAAATTCTGCTAGTTTATAAACACTTTCTTGTCTTTCAGCTGTACTTAAAAAGTTATTCCTACTATTCAAGTCAATTCTAAATGCAAGGTTGTGTCCAAATTGTGCTACCACATCAAGTAGTGCAACAAATTCAGCTGATTCTATCCAATCGTTATAATTTTCTGGATAATTATTGCGGACATATTCTACCATAGCAGTACGGATAGTATCATAATCATATGCTTGTAGATTAGCATTAATGAAACTATCATATACTATAGTATAATCTTCAGCCGCAAAAAGTTTTGTTTGTCTAGTTTTTTGTGCCATTTTAATACTCTGTTACTTTGTTAAATTCTTTATCAAATTTCAATTGCAAATCTGTTGCAGTTTTAGTTGGTAGGTATATAAGGTTAGCACTAACATATACATAATTTGCATCTTCATCTACTGTAACAGTAGAGTTTACCAAATTAAATCTAGGATCATAACTCACCACAGTAATAACATCATCTTCAATTTCATCAATTGTAAGAGTGTCGAGTGGTTGGAATACAAGATATGGAAGATTACTACCAAAGTCTGGATTAGTCCATTTCTCTCCTTTACGGATATGAAAATGGTTTTCTAAGTCTTGCTTAGCCAGATCTAAATCTCTAAGGATTTTAGAGGTAGATTTTGTGTTTAAAGTTGTATAACCAATTATATTACTCATACAACTATTTATGTGAAAAATTAACTACGTACTTTATGATACTACTTTTAACTGATCCTCTGGCCAATTAATATAGTCTTGCCACTTGGCATCTGGTATAGTGTACGGATAATGCTTTCTACTGTTGTTTATTTGGTGCCAAGTGGGTCTATATGGCTTATTAATAGGCTGTATAATATTACTGCCTTTTTTAACATTACAAGGACCGCAAGCGGCAACAGTATTTGTCCATCCCAATTTACCACCTTTAGACTTTGGAATGACATGATCTAGTGTTAGCTCATCATAATGAAAATCATTGCCACAATATTGACACTGATAGTCATCTCTTATATAGACATTCCGCCGGGAATACCTCGCTAAATTTGGTTGCTTTTGATAGGTGTGTAGCATTACAACACTTGGCATTGGTATAGTTAAATTTGCCGATCTTAGTACACGATCTTCGTAATTTTCAACTACGTGTATCTTGTCTGCAAACATATACTTTACAGCATTTTGCCAACTGATTGTACTCAGTGGCAAATAACTAAGTGGTCTTGCATCTGCATTTAATAGAAGTACGCTGGGCAAAACTTAATGTTCCTTGTTTCTTTCTGTATTTAAATTAAATTAACATATATTATGTTAGTTGTTTTGAGATAAAACGTTTGCGTGATTGAGTCATGCCTGGTAAAAATCGTTGTGTCTCTACAAAGTAAACTCTTTCAGCTTGTATTTTTGTTTGATCAGTTAGCATTTTTGCTGGATAATCTCTTTCTAATTTCTTAAGGCTGGCTGCCTTAATAAAATGTCTACGTTTCATAGAACCATAATCTCCTAGCATTAATATCTTTGCTTCGGTTTGTCTTATAGTTCTATTGTTTCCACTGTTAGTTAGTGCAGTAGCAACATAGTTCCATTTACGTTCTTTTATAAATTCATAGATATTAAACTTCCTAATATCTGTTCCTACCTTCTTAAAATCTCCAGTTCGAAAATATAAACTTAACAATGCATCATATTGTGATTGCGTAATTGTATCAATTGGTAGTAATTGCTTTAATTTTCTTTCAGCAATTTTCAATTGATCAATAAAAATAGTATAGGCTTCCTGTTCTGTTAGCCCATTGCCATTAGTTTCAATGCTTAGATTATAACCTATTTTAGTAATACCGTCAACATCTAAATATGCATATGGAACATAATCTTCTGTTCTTATAATAAAATTAATTAGTTCGTCGCTTGCTTCTAAGTTCTTTATAGGTTGCAGATTGTTTACACGGTCACTATTCTTTACTGTGAAGATTGTATAATCCACAAGCATATCGTCTGTAATAGTGTTTGATAAAACAAATGATGGCATTACTTGTTACCTTCTCCTGTGCTAAACTTTTCATACTGACCTGTTGCACCTTTCCAAGGATGGTGTTCTGGTACTCTAGTTGAAATACTTTCTGTTACGCCAGTATTTTGTGATAACTCATTAACAATTGGATCGGTAGCAGGAGTTGCTGGTGGACCATTCATGTCTATTCGGCCTGCTGTTTCTGTATAGTTACCTGCACATAATAAATTACCATTAGCATCTGCTTGTAGGTTTAAATTAGATGCACTATGAATATTAATATCACCTACGGTACTTTGTAATTTTATACCTTCGCCTGTACTTTTAATATTGACACCAAGATCAGCTTGCATATTAATAAAGCCTTCTGCATGTACATTGTAGTCACCTTCGGTGTGTACACTTATTTCTTTTTGACTGTAGATATCTATTCTACCATCTGGGTCCATTTCAATATATGCACTAGCAAGATGATTATTGATAAACACTGTGCCAGTAGTGTCATCCATTAATATTTGCGCACCACCTCTTGTTTTGATTCTTATATTTTTACTAATGCCTTCAGAGTCTCCATCATCTAATACAAGCGTGTGTCCACCTAGAGTTGATATACCAAAAACTTTACTAGGTGATTCTCTTCTTGCACTACTTTGACTGTGTCCTCGCATGAGATCTTCTTGAAGTCCTTGGTCAATTAAAGTTTGTGTTGCTATCCTATCTACTGGTCTTGTATCAGGATCAACTGTATCAAATGGATTCTTTTCACTTGCTGGTGTAACTAACTGTTCATCTGTGGTTGTATTTTTGTAAGAAAAACTACTAGCATTACCGCCCATCATATGATTTCTATCTTTTGCGATTAAGCTACCAAGTAAAATTCCTTGTTCCATTGCTGGAGTAAATCCAACTACAACTTGTGTTCCTACTTCTGGTGGTTGTGGCCACATACCATAACTCTTAGGACTTTCATTATACTCTCTAAAGTTTTGTGTGCTTTCATTAATAGACTGAATACCACCATAAGGTGTCATAAGCAAACAAATAGTGCCTGTGTCTGGTTCGTCTGCTGCAGGGCTACCAAATTCAGGAATACGCACATTAATCCTACCAGTGTATAAGCTATCTTGATTGCTTACAACAGTGCCAGTATAAATTCCAGTGATATTGTTTACGCCAAACTTCTCATCTCTGTTTGCCATACTTGGCTTGCTTTTTGAATTTCCTATTACATATCCTGCCATTATAAGTTCCTTAGTTCTTCTCGTACATAGTATGTACTTGTTTTGTGATCTCTATACATTCTTAATTTACTCAAATATTGTCCTTGTTGAAATCTGTGTTCAACTTCTCGTAGTTCATATACTCCACTAGTATATAAATCCATTGGTCCTTTGTCAAATGGATTTTCTAATTCTTCTTTGTTCATTGGAAAGTAACTTACAAATGCTACAAATATATCACTTGTAGCTGTTACGTTGGCTAATGTTTTTTGACTTACATTACCTAAAATTGCACCAGGTATGCCAAGCAAATATGGATCACCAATAATGTCTACTTCAATAACTTGTGTATCTGCTGTTCTTTCTGCATAGCTTTGTGCATATGCTGCTTCTAGTTCATTTGTTGTTGGAGTTTTTTCATTGTTTGTTTGATCTGCCGCAGAACTTACAGTATAAGTTCTAGGATAATTTACAATTACATTATTATAATCACTTTCAACTGGTATGTCGCTTAAAAATACAGGAGCTACTATATTAGTTCCTTTTCTTTCTTGTTGAGTGTTTGAAGTGTTAAAGCCTTTTCTAGGATCTGTACTCACTTGAAATAGCATATTAAATTGTGCAGAATAATTTAAAACTTCTGTATTTTTTCCTGTGTATAGATAGTCATATTTTTTAACAATAGGTAATTTGCTGAACCTCGTTTGTTGATAACCTTTATCTTTTAATTTTTCCATATCAGCACCGTCAGTAGAAACAACTCCATATCTTTCTTTTATACCAATTGTTATTACTGTGTTGATTGGCTTTTGTTGAGTTAAGTTATCTGTCTCATCTTCTTTACCTGGTGTACCAATTGATTTGGTAGTAATATCAATAGTAGGAGTTGTAAATCCATTTTTCATTTGTTCTTTTACATATTCGTTCCACGCTGGTTGTTTTATAATAAATTGTTTTAACCAACTTACAACGTTACTGTTTAATGGAAGTTTTGCATCAATTGTATCTGCATCTTCTGTATTCTTTGCTTCGCCACTGCCTTGACTAGAACTGATAGGCATTTTTTCTAAGTCAAACGGACTTTTTGCAATACCGGCTTCAACTTCATATTCAGTAGGACTACTAGATGAGTCATTACCTTTAAATCCAATAGACCAAGTTTTTCTAGGAGGTATCTTTTCTTGTCTTTCTTTTTCGTTGGGATTAGTTGGAACAGGATTAACAGCATTTACTTCAACTCTATTCAATCCTGCTTCAAGTTTTTCAACTAGTCCTCCTAGTGTGCTTACTTTCTTTACGTGAACTTCACCAGCGGCACTTGTATTTTCAATTGCGGCCATAGCTGGAATTGTTAAACATGTAAACATATAACTGGTGCCTTCGGGTCCTGTTTCACTTGTAACCCCATAAGGTACTACAGGAAAATAATGAATACCATCATATCTCACAGAGCGGCCTGTTTCTCTATCTCTACCTGCAAATTCTAATTTTAAAACATATGTTGCTTCTTTCATATTTTTAAATCCAAATACAGGTGCTTGTGATAGAATTGCCTCAAGTAAAGTAAATCCCATTGGTTCTTTTAATTCAAATTGTATTGTACTTGTTTGTGCAGATCCTTTTGTATCATCACCAAATAGTGTACTGTTAAACAAAAAGTTATCTATAGTGTATGTTGCTTCAACTCCAGACTTTGCAATAATTATTGCTTCACCAGGATTGGGTAATTCGTTTTGCAAATAGTTTGAAGGAGCATCAAATACTTTTCTAGAAGTTAAGTAAAATGTCCAATGATATGTTGGTAAGTCTACACTAGTATACCAATTATCTTCAGGACCAAATTGTCTTTTTGGTTTGGATGACGGCAGAACTTTGCTGTCTTTAATTGCAGTTGAAGTTCCAGCTTCTTCAGAAATTTCATCCCCTGCTTCAACCGGTTCGCCTCTTTCGGCTTCAATTTCAGCAACTGCTTTTTCGTGTGCTGTAGATTTTGCTACTTCTTCAGGTGTTGGATTTTCTTTTTTACTTAAATTAAAACCTTCCATGCCGTCATCACTGTATTGATAATCATCAATAGTTTTATTTGGGTTATCATCTAAAAAGTTTTCAATGCTTTGCTTGTACCCTAAGTATAATTCATCTTTTGCTTCAGTATCACCACCTGCGGCTTTTTTTGATAATTCATCAATTTGACTTTCTGGAAATACATGTTTGTAAGGTTTTGTTGGGATTGAGTCTTTGCCGTCAATGTAAAAGCCGTCTGGTGTATTTTCTATATCTTTTGCGCCG